CTACGTCCTTGGCGCTTGGGCCACTGCGAGCTTGTGAGACAGTGGCAGGTGGGGTATAAACGATTGGCTTACGAGGCCCCCAACTGTTACCGTTCCAAACCATCGTGAACCACTGAGCTTGACCGTCTGCATCCAGCGAAAATCCAGTGTGAACTTGTCCCGGTCTTGGGTTGGTTGGTAGGCTGCCAGAATCATTTGTCGGTGAAGAAGGAATCATCCCGTTCGCAAGCAAGCCCATATCTATGTTCGCTTGTCTGGCAGCAGCGCTAACGCCTTCTATCTGCCCGGTGACTCCATAAAGCTTGATGTTGTTAAATCGGTTCAGCTCGCCTGTGGTTCCGTCGGTTGCTCTGTTGACTTCTTTTTGCTTGTTAGCGATTCCGTTTAGGTGAACTATAAATCCAGCAGCAGCAGCAGCAGCAGCAGCGACAGCCATTGCCAAAAGGACATAAGGGTTAGCCTTTGTTGCTAGGTTCCAAAGCAACTGCAAAGTTGTGGCAATTTTGACCACTGCGTTTAGCGCAATGATTCCAGCAGCGACCCCGGCAAGTATGCCAATTAGTCTTCCAATTTCTTCGATGTTGTCAACGATGGCAATTATAAAGTTGCCGACGTTTTCAGTTGCGCCCTCCCAGTCAACTCTTGCCAATGCTGCCGTGAGCTTTTCGCCTATTTCTGGGAGCAGGTCTTTCACGATTGGGATTAGCTGTTCAAGCCTTGGAGCCAGCTTGCTTCCAATGTCGATTCCAACGTCGGCAGCGGCAGAGCCAAGCAAGGAAAGCTGAGCGTTGAAACTTGTTAGCTGCTTATCCGCCACCGCCTGCGCAGTTCCACCTGCGTCTCTTAGCGCTCCTTCGTAGTCTCGAAGTGCGCCTCCGTTATCTATAAGAAGCAGGATTCCAGCACGAGCTTGCTTGGTAAATCCAAGCTGAGATAGTGTCGCAAGCCTTTGCTCGACTGTCATTTTTCCGAGCGAGTCTGTGAAGTCGTCTGCTATGTCTGCAAAATTGTTCATTTTGCCAGAAGCATCAAAGACTGAGATTCCTAGGTCTTTGAACTTGTCTGGCACTGCTTGCGCTTGTTGGGCTAATCCAAAGATTGTGTTAGTTAGTTGCGTTCCTGCAAGCTCGCCCTTGACACCTTGGTCGGCAAAGACTGCCAGAGCAGCAGCGCCTTCGGCGATATCCTTTTCGACAGACTTGAGTGCCGTTCCTGCCTTGGTAGTTAGAGAGGTTGAGAACTGCTCGATGGTTGCGTTAGCTAACTGAGAAGCCCTTGCCAGAGTGTCGGAGACGACAATCATATTTTCCATATTGGCAACGGCGTCGTTCTTGATGGTCAAGCCAAGAGCCGACTGAGCGTCTGTCAGTAGGTCAGTGGCAAGCGCCATATCGAACATTCCAGCTTGCGCAAATTGCGCCACAACCGGGAGGGCAGAGATTGAAGCCTCTGCGTCAAGTCCAGCGGATGCTAGGAAATAAAAGGATTCTGCCGCTTGTTCGGCTGAGAAGGTTGTCGCTAGTGCTACCTCACGGGCAGCCCTTGCCATATCTTCTTCCATCGTCTTTGTGAGGTCGCCCATAATTGCCTGCGACTTGACAAGCGCTCCGTCAAACTTAGCAAACTCACGGACAGAAGCAACGGCGATTGCAGCGGTCGAGGCTGCGATTGCAGCTAGTGCAACACCTGCGCTTTTAGCAAGATTGTCAAGGCTTACGGTTGCGCCCTTGATTCCTTTGTTGTCGAAGTCGGAGACAATCCGAATCTTAATAGCCATAAGTTATGCCCTGTCTAGTTCTTGACGTTCGAGTTTAGTTTTCTTGAAATCTGGATTCCAAATTCCTCGGCTATCTTTGACACCTTTGCTTCAATCTCAGGCTTGCGCTTTAGGACTCGCTGCCACAAGAAACGTCCCGGCTTGCCAAACATCGAGCCTAGTTTCCTGTTGAACGCCTTGCCCTGCCCGTTGTAGATGTATGAGTGATAACCGACCGAGTCAGAACCCCAACCCTTTGAGACAGCTCGTGGCGCTCTGCGCTCGATGCCTGCAAGCTCGGCATACTCGAAACCGTATTGGTTGCCCATTCCGTTGCTTCGTCCTTTACCTTCAATAAAGATAAGGTCTTTCGGTCTTAGGCTGACACGAGCCTTTACATCGACCCCTGACCAAGCTGTCCGTCCATCGTGGAACATTCCCGGCATAGCGCTTTGCAGCCTCGCTCCATCGAATGAGTTGATGGCATTTTCTATAGGATTTAGGATTGGGTTTAGCTCGCTGTTTAGGGCTTTTCGTAATGCAGGCAAAAGGCGCTTCTCTGCTTCCTTCAGCGCCCGGATTGTTTCCTTGTCTCCGGACAAATATGTCTCTGCCATTTTTTGCTCCTTTGCTTCTATTCTACCCAACAAAGAAACCCTCCCCGAGGGGAGGGCCTCTCTATCTGTTAGGAAGGTTTTTAGCCACCATCCAGCGGTGCATTGTCCAGAGCATCCTTTCGGATTCCTGCATCAACACACTTGGTGCAATACCTGTTTCACAAGCGATACCTGCTATGAACCAATGAGCGGAGGAGTCGCCCAACCCAATCATTTTGGGTCGGAACCAGCTCCAACCATATCGACTGATTCTAGCCATTTCTCAAAGGAGAGCTTTGTTTGGTCAGTTCTCTTTTGTGAGTGCCAAGCCAAGAAAAGCGAATAGCTCATCCTAGGGTCGTTACTCATTGCAGAGATACTGACTCCGAACTTATCCTCAAACGCAACCATATCGGCAGCGTTGCAAGTTGTGTCCTTTACTGCTCCGTCTTCGTGTGTAATCTGTAGATTTATTTTCAACTTATACTCCTGTTGTTATGATACGGCTTTGGTGACGGTTCCGCTCATAGGGAATGTCACGCTGAATGTTGACAAATCTCCTACGGCCCCGCTCACGGGAGACAAGGAATTTATCAAGAAGTTAGCTGTATAGCTAGGGCTGTCTGCTGAAGCAACGGAACCGTTACCTGCAATAACAATAATCTCGACAAGCGTTCCGACTAGGTCTTCGGTTAGCACGGTGTTTAGTGAGCCTGCTCCAAAGTCGGTGTGGAAGTCTAGGGATAGCGAGCCGGACTTTAGTCCACCTACAACTTCAGTAAATCCACCCGACGCAAAGTCGGTTACATCAACCTCTGTCGAAGTAATGGTAAGTTCGGCACGAGCAACGCTTGCGCTTACGTCCGTTCCACCGATTGAAACATTGTTTCCTGTTACTACGTATTTTGCCAATTTGTTCTCCTTTTATGCGTAGACGGTGACAGCGAACTCCGCTGCCAAGTAATCGCTTTCGTTTACAGTTATTGAACCAATGTTAGGCATTGACTCGACGATTAGGTCTTGGCAAGCACCGCTCAGTGTTCTATTAGATTCTATCGCACTCTTGCAAGATGAGTCTCCGGTAGGTTCTGAGTAAAGGTCTAGATACCTTTGAGCCTGCCTTTCAGCAGCACGCCCGACAATCACTCGGACAGTAAACGAAAAGATGTTGAGTCCGCCTGAAAAGGCTTGGTGATACTGGATAGAGTTCAGGCTCACGATGGCAGCAGGAGGCGACACTTGGTCGGGTATTTCTTCAAAGACCCTAAGCCCTGAGATTGTTCTTAGGTTAGTGGCGATGCCTGACCTTATTGCAGCGATGCTCACGCAAACCTGATTTTCCTGTAGGGGTTGATTAGTCTCTCGATGTCCGGGTCAAACTTGCTAACCCTAACAACTCCAATATCTCCAAAGCCCATTACTCCACCGGGAGAGTCATTGCGCTTGAAAATTCTTGAAGCAAGTAGCACGGTTGCTTGCTTGATTGCTATTGGCGCTGTGGCAAACCCAAAGGTTCCTTCGACTCTGACAGTTACCTCTAGTCCGCTACTGGGCCAGTAGTAATTTCCGACAGCACGAAGGGTGTCAAAAGGAACGGACATTCCCCCTGCGATTCCGTTTAGCGGTTCCAGTTGGTAGTCGGACTCCGACCAAGTTGTGTCATAAGTTCCGTCTGCTGACGTGCTTGACTTGATTGAAGTCAGACTTGAAACATCGTCAATTTCGCAGACTAGAGAATTACGAGGAGTGAAAAAACGGTGTGTGTCTGTAGGGAAGAACTGTCGCTCTGTGGCTTGGTCTATGTCTCGACTAGCGCTTTCGATTGCGAGTTCTAGCAAGTCGTCGTCGATGGTGTCGCTAACTGGGATTCTAAGAGAAGCCTTGACCTCGTTTAGAGTGCAGTATCCATTTGTAATTGCCAAAGTAAACCTCCAATCTATAGTCTAACTTAGTTGGTCTAGGTAGCGAAAAGCCCTCACCATTTCTGGCAAGGGCTTTTCTCAACGAAGGAACTATGAAGACAAACAACATAGCTCGCTAATCGTAGCATAGCGAAACCCTGTTAGCAATCTACAAACTAACAGGGCCTCGGTCTAGTTCGTTGGGTTAGCTTGCGCCACCTACGAAGTGCTTAACCTCAGTGTTTGAAGTTAGGTCGCCGTCAACACGGAGAAGGAATCTCCAAGTTGTTAGGTCGTTCTGGAAAGCAAACTCAGTGGAAGACGCAACGTCCAGTCCACCTGCGAGGCGAACTTTGTAGCTGTCCATTGAGCCTGCGATTACAGACTTCTCGTCGATAGCGGTGTCTTCCATATGAGGATTCTCTAGAACGTTGAAGCCAGCGAATGTGTCCTGACCTCCGGGGCCTACCTGTGAGATGTTGTATAGGTAGTTTCCAGCAGTGTCCTTTAGCTTGCGAGCCTCACCGATTGACTTGGTGTTCATCATCAACGCCATCGAAGGTTTGCGCCTCGTAGCCGAATCAACCGAATAGATAAGTGAGATGAGGTCGTCCGCCGTGAAAGCACCTGCAACACCAGTCGCACCTGTTACGCCAGCGCCAGAAGCGGTAACGATTCCGTTTGGCTGTGAAGAACCAGTGCCAGTTGTTAGAGCAGCGTTGACCGCAAAGCCCATTCCGTTTCCAGCCTGCTGCGCTAGGTGCGCACCCAACGGGAATCCGCTGTCGGATACCAGTTCATTTGCGGCTTGAATTATTCCGCCATATTTAAAACTTTGCAGAACGATGCTGCCATAAGTCGGCTCAACATCATCAAGCGAAACGCCTGCGCCCTTTAGGGTCATTGCAGAATATGCGTTCAAGGTTGGGATAGTAATATCTTCACCTGAAGTTGTCTGAATGATTTGAGGAACCTCAAGCATTGGCCCGACTGCCCTCGCTATGTCGAACACCTCGTCGTAAAAACTTTTTGGCACTAAGTTGTTGTTTGGCACTAGAGCCGCACGCTTTTCGAAGGTGTGTCCACGCTGTTCTCCACGAGCCATTGCTCGGAAGATGTCAGACGAAGAACGCTCCTCGGTTACCGCTGGGACAAATCCCTTGGCTGCCAATGATGCTTCTACGTTGCGCTCCTCGGAACGCTGAGCAATCGTGATGCTGTCGTCAGCCTTTCGGATGTCAACTTCGATTGCGTCAATCTTTGCTAGTTCAGCACTGTCTAGTCCACGACCTTCAGCTTCGGCGAAGTCAATAACTTCTCGAACCTGCGTAATAAGGTTGTTGCGAACTTCGTGCTGAGTCTTAATGAACTCAGACATTTAGTCTCCTTGTTAGGTAATTTGCATTTCGGATGCAGTGGCGTTAACGCTCAACAGCAGGGTCGGCAGAGCTGACTCTTATCCGATGTATTTAGTTTACAACAGGTGCGCAGGGTTACACCTGCGGATGGTAGCAGTTATCAAATAATAAGCAAGAACATTTAAAAACTAGTTATCACAATTAGATAACAACTAGTGTTTTATTCGAACAGATGTTCGGGTGCGTGTTCACTGGGCAAGACCCACCATTTCGCTCAGGTCGGACGTTCGCTGTGATACCTGCGTGGTTGTGGCTAAGAGTAGGGTCAAAGCCGTTAGCGAGGCTGCTAGGGGTGTCTGTGTGGCT